CTCTTCAGCAATAGGTGACATAATTGAATACGCTCAAAATAAATACGAAATTAGAATATCAGGCACTAGGAATGGAGAAAACGTAGAAAGTTTAGTTAAAATGGATGGACCCACTTTACGAGACATGAGAAAATTTTATGATAAAGTTATAGAACAAGCTCAAATCTGGATTCCTAGAATGAAAGCAGCAGATTTTGAAACAATCGTAAAAAATAAATTTGAAGAAAGAATTAAATCAAAAAATTATCTTGAAGGTGATGCTAGTGCAGAAGAGTTTAGAACATATTTAGATAAGTATATAGTTAGAAAACAAGCATCGACTGATCCAAAACAATTACTTTATTTTAACATGCCTACTTATCATTTAAAAAAATCACATCTAGATTTTAATCTAGTTCACTTTGAAGATTTTTTAAGAACAGAAAAATATAACTTTGGAGATCGTAATGATTTAAAAAAAAGCATTCAGGATTATACAGGTGGAACAGAGATTAAGGGTAAAATTAAAGACGAAGAGGGTAACTGGAGATCGTGTGTACACTGGAGAGTTTTTAATTACAAACTAAAAGATCAGAAAGCATTAATTATAGAAGGGCAAGTAGTAAAACAAGAGGAGGTAAAAGCAATTGATTTCGAAGCAGACAAGATCGAAAATTAGAGTTATCGTTGGACCACCTGGCACTGGTAAAACGCACATAAGAATTAAAGAGGAATATTCAAAACTATACGATAAGTATGGTCCTGAAAGAGGGATTCTTTTAACTCACAGTAATGTGGCTAGAAGAGAATTGGTAGACACCATAAAATCAATAGAAAAAGTTAAGAATAACAATCACGTAAAAGAAGATGAAGATTATTTTAAATATAAAATTTGCACGATACACGCGTATGCAAAAAAGAACGCCGGACAAAGAAGGGAAGTGTTTGATAAAAAAACTGATTATGAAAATTTGTGTAGAGCAGCCCCAATGCTTAGACAAAAACATACAGCTTCTATTATAAGAGATCCCGTTAAATACCATCCGTTTTTTAAATGTAATGCAGAAGCTCATGGTAAAGGTAAGAATATTCATGACCACTGGAGAACAGCCGAAGATCCACATAGAAGTTATGAACCTTTTAATCTTTCTATGATGCTAGACATCAAACAGAAGTACGAAAAATTTAAAGACGATAATCATCTACAAGATTATCCAGACATGTTAGATTCGTATAACAGAAAACCTGAAGTTCCTGTCGTTGATTTTTTAATCGTGGATGAGGCACAAGATTGCAGTGTTCCTCAAATGTTAGCCATAGATAGAATGGGAGAACACGCCAAAGAAATAATTTTAGTTGGAGATCCTAACCAGACTATTTTTCAGTTTGCAGGAGCTAATCCTGATTTTTTTGAAAAACTATTTGCAAATGTAAAAGAAGGAGATGAATTAAAACAAGGACTGAGGTGTAGTAAGGCTATAAATACATTTGCTAAAAAAATTATAAAACCTATTTGGGATCATTATGGATACGAAAGAGCATGGTATCCAACAGCTGAAGAGGGAAGTGTACAGATCCTACCAGATTTAAATTTATCAAAATCATTAGATAATTTAATGGAAAAGATAAAAAATTCTGACGAATCATTTTTGTTTACATATCGCACAGAAAAATCAAAACAATGGATAATACCTTTTTTTAAACGAGAGGGATTTAAATTTAGACAAGTAGGGAGTGTTTATAATCATGTATCTGACAAAGAATTTAGTGCACACGTTACATGGCCAGACTTCTTACAAGGGGTACCGCAATCGTTGGAACAAATAAAAAATTATTGGGATCATCTAGATAAATCTTATAAATTAAAAGATGCCAGAGTTTTCAAAAAAATAATAAACAAAAATTATAATTATCAAGATCTTGTAAAGATGGGCTATCTAGTAGAGGGCCTAGAGAAAAAGACAGCTTTTCACCGACTAGTAAAAGTTCCAAAGACAGAGGAAAAACAAGAACAACTAAACGAAAGACTACAATACATAACAAGAGTAATTGCAAAAGGCAACGTGGATCAAAAAAGTATAGTGGAGTATGGTAACTTTCACCAAGTGAAAGGTTTAACGAGAGACAATGTCATAGTGGATAGAACTATAACAAGATACGAACCATCCTTTGAACAGAGACGATTAGGTTATACAGCAGTTACTAGAGGCAAACACGAAGCATGGATTTTAAAATCACAAAATGGAAGGGAGTTAATATTATGAGTAAAGTATGGAAGAAGCAACATGGAGGTTCACACTATCAAAAGTATGTCATTCAGCCGAGTAAGTTTGTAGTTGAGAACAAGTTGTTATACCCGGAAGGATGTGCTATAAAATACATAATTAGACATCAGGATAAGGGGAAGAAACAAGATTTATTGAAAGCAATACATTTTATAGAAATGATAATTGAGAGGGATTACAAATAATGTGCACCGTTCCACAGGTAAGTGATTTAGATTTATCTGATGTAAATACTGTAGCTGTTGACTTAGAAACATATGATCCTGGTTTAAAAACAAAAGGGTCAGGTGCTATTACAGGTAATGGTTATGTTTGTGGTATCGCTGTAGCAACACATAAACAAACACTTTATTTTCCTATCAACCACAGCATGACTGATAATCTAAACGTAGATGAAACTTGGGACAGTCTAAACAAATTAATATTTCAAAACGAAAACATAGCGAAAGTTTTTCACAACGCCATGTATGATGTGTGTTGGATTAGAGCCACCACTGGCCTAATGTTAAAAGGGCCTGTGTATGATACCATGATTGCTGCATCTGTGCTTGATGAAAATAGAATGAAATATTCTTTAGATTCTTTAAGTAAAGATTATTTAAAAGACACTAAATATAAATGGGACCTAAGAGATAAATCAATATCACAGTATGGGATCAGTGACCCCATGAGTAATATGCATAAGTTGCCTTATGTCTTGGTAAAAGATTATGCAGAACAAGATGTTAGTTTGACTTTTAGATTGTGGAGTTTGTTTGAAAAAAAATTAGACGAAATTATATATCAACCAAAGGGTAAAAGTCCACGAAAAATTTTTAATTTAGAAACAAGATTGTTCCCTTGTTTAGTTGACATGAAGTTCAAAGGCGTTAAAATTGATGTCGAAAAAACGAGAGAGTTTGGTAGGTTTTTAGAAAGACGAAAACAAAAACTTTTACGAATAATAAAAGATAAGACAGGCATTGAAGTGAATATATGGGCAGCAGCTTCCATAAAAAAACTTTTAGATAAGTTAAATATAAAAGACTATCAAGTCACTCCTAAATCTAAAATGCCTAAACTTCCTAAGAATTATTTAACAACACATGAAAATAGATTTTTAAGAATGATAGCCAAAGCTAGAGAATGTGAAAAAGCTAACAATGCTTTTGTTGAGGGTTTGTTAAGTTTTGTTCACAAAGGTAGAATACATGCTGATATAAATCAGATTAGATCTGACCAGGGTGGAACAGTTACTGGAAGATTTAGTATGTCTAATCCTAACTTACAACAGATCCCTGCAAGAGGTTGGATCGGTGAAAGAATGAGAGAGATTTTTATTCCAGAAGAAAATCACCAATGGGCAAGCTTTGACTACTCACAACAAGAACCTAGAATAGTGGTGCACTACGCTATAAAATTATTAAAAGATAATCCTGACCTAAAAGAAGAACACCTGCCTAAAGAATATCGGAACAAGGTTAAACAAAAAATTATTAAGAGTGTGTCAAAGATGGAAAACTTCTACAAAGAAAACCCAGACGCAGACTTTCATCAACTCGTAGCAGACATGGCAAACATACCAAGAAGACAAGCAAAGACAATAAATTTAGGAATGTTTTATGGCATGGGTAAAATGAAACTACAGAAAGAGTTAAATTTAGATCGAGAGGAAGCCAAAGAGTTGTTTGATAAATATCATGGTGAGGTGCCTTTTATTAAAACACTATCACAAGAACTAATAGACTTTGCCACAGACAACGAGCTTTTATTTACCCTTGGAGACAGATTTTGTAGATTCGACAAATGGGAAACTACAGATAAAAAATGGAACAAAGATATAGGTAGATTTGACCCAGTCAAATTACTAACGAAAGAAGAAGCCAAAGATGCTTATACAACATGGTTACTAAAACATGGTGATAAAAATAATAGAGATAGAAAAGAAGCAGAAGAAAACGAGAACCCCACATATCAAGACATACTTTATTACTATGCTCCAGCTTTTACGTACAAAGCTTTGAATAGATTAATTCAAGGATCTGCTGCTGATATGACAAAAACAGCTATGGTTCATCTATACGAGCAAGGGATTTTACCGCACATACA